GCAGCGGTCCTGTTACGGCGTCGCGCTCTCGATGATCAAGCACGAGCCCGAGCTGGAGCGCCGCGCCCTGATCTACACGGGCGTCGGGACGTCCCGCGTGGTCGTGCCGTTCAACGAGGGCGAGCTGTTCCCGGTGTCCAACGATCCCGACGGGCTCCAGGGGCTCGATCCGTCGTTCGCGCTGGTGGACGAGATCGGCTTCCAGCCGCAGGAGTCGTGGGACTCGCTCCGCATGGGCGCCGGCAAGCGGTCGCGCAGCCTGATTGTCGGCGTGGGCACGCCCGGCTTCGACCGCGACAACGCGCTGTTCCACATCCGCAAGGCCGTCCACGAGGGCACCAAGCTGCCGGGCCTCGTGTTCCGCGAGTACACCGCGCCCGCCGACTGCGAGCTTGACGACCGCAAAGCATGGCGGGCCGCCAATCCCGCGCTGGCGGCCGGCTTCCTGCGGCCGTCGGCCCTCGAGACGGACCTCGCGATCACGCCCGAGGGCCACTTCCGCATCTTCCGTCTGGGCCAGTGGATCGACGGCACCGAGTCGTGGCTGGGCAAGAGCGGCGGGGCGACGTGGGAGGGCCTGCGCCAGCCGTTCGCCTTCGTGCCAGGCGCCCCGACGTGGGTCGGCCTTGACGTCGGGATCAAGCGCGACAGCACGGCCGTCGTCGCCGTCCAGCGCGACGCCGCCGGGATGCTCCACGCGACCGCCCGCTTCTGGGTGCCGTCCGAGGACGAGCCCGTGGACGTCACCGACGTCATGCAGCACCTGCGCGATCTTGCGACGACCTTCGACGTCCAGGCGATCAGCTACGACCCGCGCTTCTTCGACGTGCCGGCCAAGATGCTGGCCGACGAGGGCCTTCCGCTGGTCGAGATCCCGCAGTCGGTCGAGCGGATGACGTCCGTCCTCGGCTCCCTGCTCGAGGCGATCAAGCGCGGCGAGCTCCGGCACGTCGGCGACGAGCTGCTGGCGCGCCACGTCCTCAACGCCGTCCCACGGTTCAACGAGCGCGGCTTCACGCTCCAGAAGTCCAAGTCCCGCGGACGCATTGACGGGGCCATCGCCCTCGGGCTCGCCGTTGACCGCGCCCTCCGCCCCGAAGTCCGCCAGGAGGCGTTTGCCGCATGGGCCTGATCGACCGCCTCCGAACCCTGATGACGCCCGTCCCGGTCGAGGAACGGGAGATGTGGCCGTACTTCAACTACGGCGGCAACACGTACCCGCTCGGCCTGCAACAGACGCTCCTCGGCCAGAAGGAGGAGGTCGGCGGGGACTTCCTCGGGCTCGGGTACGGCGCCCTGAAGGCCAATCCCGTCGTCTTCGCCTGCATGCAGGCGCGGGCGTCCCTGTTCAGTGAAGCGCGGTTCATGTACCGGCAGGTCCGCAGCGGGACGCCGGGTGAGCTGTTCAGCGGCCCCAGCCTCGACCTGCTTCGGACTCCGTGGACGGGCGGGACGACCGGCGACCTGCTCAGTCGGACGATGCAGGACAACGACCTGGCGGGCAACTCCTTCTGGGTTCGCAAGCCGGGGCGCCTGGTGCGGCTGCGCCCGGACTGGACATCGTTTCTCCACGGGTCCTACAACGACCCGAGCATGGACATGTGGGACCCGGACGCCGAGCTGCTGGGCTACTGGTACCAGCCGGGTGGGCCGGCCCTGGGCCACGCGCCGATCTTCTACCAGGCGCCCGAAGTCGCGCACTTCGCGCCCATCCCCGACCCGATCGCCCCGCACCGCGGCATGTCGTGGCTGACGCCGCTGATCCGCGAGGTGCAGGCCGACTCGCAGATGACGACGCACAAGCAGTCGTTCCTCACCCAGGGCGCGACCGTCAACCTCGTGGTGACCGGCGTCCCGGGTGCGAGCCCCGACGCCTTCCGCAAGTGGGTCGCCGAGTTCGAGGCCGGGCACAAGGGCGCGGTGAACGCCTACAAGTCGCTGTACCTGACGCCCTCGATGGACGCGAAGGCGATCGGCTCCGACATGCAGCAGCTCGACTTCAAGGCCGTGCAGGGGCTGGGTGAGACGCGCATCGCCGCGGCGGCCGGCGTCCCCGCGGCCGTGGTCGGGATCTCCGAGGGCCTCGCGGGATCCAGCCTGAACGCGGGCAACTTCCAGGCGGCCATGCGGCGCTTCGCCGACCTGACGATGCGGCCCCTGTGGCGCAACGTCTGCGGGTCGTTTGAACGGATCGTCCCTGCTCCGGGGACTGCCGAACTCTGGTACGACGACCGCGACATCCCGGCGCTCAAGGACGACATCAAGAGCTACGCCGAGGTGCAGGGGCTCCAGGCGCAGGCCATCCGCCAGTACGTCGACGCCGGGTTCGAACCCGACAGCGTGGTGGACTCCGTCAACGCGGGCGACCTCAAGCGGCTCAAGCACTCCGGCCTCTACAGCGTCCAGCTCCAGCTCCCGGTCCCCGAACAGCCGGAGCCCGCCCCGGTGCCCGCCGCCCTGGTGCCGTTCACCGAGCCCGACGACGAGCCCTCGCCGGAGGACGTGGCGGCTGCGAAGCGTGGTGCCGATCTGGTGGCACTCGAGGAACGTCGGGCGCTGGCCGAGGAACGGCGCGCAGATGCTACGGAGCGCATGGCCGACCGCGAGCCCGCGCCGCCGGTCGTCAACATCCACCCGTCACCGGTCACGGTGACGACGCCGGACGTGAACGTGACGATCGAGCGCGGCGCGGTAGAGGTGTCCGCCCCCGTCACCGTTGAGGCAGCCCAGATCCACATCGACGAGGGCGCCGTGCGGCTCACGGAGCATGTCGCCACTAGGACGGTCATCGACCGCGACCCCGAGACGAACGAGATCGTCGGCAGCCATGAGGAGCCGATGTGACGCTCGACCCGCTGGCCGCCGCCCTCCTCGTTGCCAAGGAGAACGAGGAGCGTCTGCGCGGGCTCAAGGGCGAGACGGGTGCGACCGGAGCCACCGGAGCCACCGGACCCAAGGGCGCGACCGGCGCGGACTCGACCGTGGAGGGCCCGGTCGGTTCCCGCGGCAAGACAGGACCCACCGGACCGAGAGGCGACCCGGGACACACGCGGGTAGTCCATGTCGGCGGCGGCGGGTCATCCAGCACGGGCGGTTCGGGCGTCCCGCCCGGCGGCGCCACGGGCGAAGTCCTGACCAAGCTATCCGACGTCGATGGGGCCGCCGACTGGCAGGCGCCGGCGGGGGCGACTGGGGCTACCGGCCCGACGGGCGGTACCGGAGGCACCGGACCGACCGGCGCAACCGTCACCGGGCCCACCGGCGCAACCGTGACCGGGCCAACGGGATCGACCGGCCCAACCGGCGCAACGGTCACCGGTCCAACCGGAGCCACGGTCACCGGGCCCACGGGGACCACGGGTCCGACGGGCGCAACCGTGACGGGTCCCACGGGGACCACGGGCCCGACCGGCACGACCGGGGCCGCCTCGACCGTGGCGGGCCCGACCGGTACCACGGGTGCCCAGGGCGCGACGGTGACGGGACCTACGGGCACAACCGGACCCACCGGTACCACCGGCGCTGCCGGTGCGACCGTCACCGGTCCAACCGGCGCCACTGTCACGGGCCCCACTGGCGCGACCGTCACCGGACCTACCGGGACGACAGGTGCCGTCGGCGCTACCGGCCCGACCGGTACCACGGGTGCCCAGGGCGCGACGGTGACGGGACCTACGGGCACCGCGCTCGGAACCAAGATCAGCGCCCTGACGGCCGCGGCCAGTGCGACCGGCGCCCAGCAGTTCGCGATCAACGACGCGGGCTCGTCGAAGCGGATCACGCTCGACCAGCTCAAGACCTACATCTCCGTGACTGGCCCCACGGGTACGACTGGCCCCACGGGTCCCACGGGTACGACTGGCCCCACTGGCGCGACCGTCACCGGCCCGACCGGCGCGACGGTCACGGGCCCTACGGGCACGACTGGAGCCGCAGGGGCGACCGTCACGGGTCCTACTGGCGCGACAGTAACCGGACCTACCGGCACGACTGGAGCGGCATCAACGGTTGCCGGCCCAACCGGTACGACGGGTTCCACCGGCCCGACAGGGGCCACGGTCACGGGTCCCACCGGGACGACGGGTGCGGCCGGGGCGACAGTAACCGGTCCCACCGGTACGACTGGTGGGACCGGACCGACCGGTGCCACGGTGACGGGCCCAACTGGCACGACTGGCGCGGCTGGTGCCACGGTGACCGGCCCGACAGGCCCGACCGGCCCGTACGACACCGTGATCGCTGCTGCGGGCAACGACGCCAACGATGGCTCGACGACCACGATGCGGAAGATCACGGCGCTGGACCTCGCGACCGGGACCGGGACCTTCCAGTTCAAGTACATGATCCGCTACCAGGCGTCCGCAACGACGACCGGCATCAAGTTCGCCGTCAACCACTCCGGCACCGTGACGGCGTTCGTCGTCAACCACCACTGGGCGCAGAGCCTCAGCACGGCAGCGAGCGCAACGGCCGACCAAGACATCCAGGCCACCTACGGCCTGTATTCCGTTCACGCGGCGCGTGCCAAGAACATCACGGCCGGCCCGAGCCTGAACGTCGACACGGCCAGTGGCGACATGCTCTGGGTCGCCGAGGGCATGTTCATCTGCTCCATCACCGGCAACCTCGAGCTCTACAGCGGATCCGAGGTGGCCGCTGTCTCGACCGTCATGGCGGGT